GCAAAGTCTGGATCGCGTTGATTGTATTCAAGTGCGCCGAACGACTGCGAATCAAGAACTAGCTGTGCCTCTATGGCTACGCGCTGACCGTCAGGGCTGTTCGGCTCAAGGTTTATATCTTCGCCATAGATTACCCGGTAGCCCGCCGCCAGCTCGTCATAGATTTCCTGAAAGGTCTGTACCTGAATGCCGTCTGGCGTGAATCGTGGCGCTGTCATGCGGTTAGCTCCAGGGTCTGCAAATCTTGTTGCGTGAAAACGTCGGTATATTGGAGTTCGATTGTAACACCCCTGTTAGCATTACGCCGAATTATGCCCAATCTCTGAATAGAGATTACGCCGTCAGTCTGCAATACCGTTGACTCTACCGCACGAAGCAAGCGAGATTCTGTGCCAAGATTGCCCAGCAGCTCAATCCAGTTAATGCCGAATTGTACGTTTAAATACCAGTCGCCTCGGAACGAACGAATCCGCGTCAACACGTTTTGCGCAATGGCGGCAGAGTCGCGTTTGTAAACTGCGCGGCCTTTGCCAAATCGCCAATCAAGATTCTTGTCTAGTCCGCTGACCTGCATTATTGCGGCCCTCCTGTGTTGCCTGGCCCAGTGTCGACGCCGCTGTGTACGTGCGTAGTCAGGCTTATGCCCTGTGAAACTATGTCGCTTGTGCTGGTCATGCTGCCGCCGCCTAAACCAGAGAAGTTACCCGCAGATATTGTGCCAGAGCAAACAATGTTGCCGTTAACCTGCATGTCACCATTGAGTATAAAGTTGCCAGTTATTTCCATGTCACCCTGCTGTGTCAAACTGCCTTGCCGGGTATAGTCACCATCCTGGTTCGTATCGCCAGTCTGCTGGATTACGCTTGGAATAGTGATTGCGCTGGCCAAAGGATTGACGCCAACAATAGCTAGACCGTCGCTGTAATCGTGCATCCTGAATTCAGCCGGGCTCTGAAAGTCTGCGCCGCCGTACCAACGGTCAAAACATCTCTCTGTGAGGATCAGCAGGCAGTAATCTCCCACGACTATCGGATAAGCTGTGTGGCTTCCGCCGCCTTGCATGAATACAGGCGGAACCATTGTGAACTCGGGCAACTCTATAGAAACTTTGTTAACGACTCGGTTAATGACCGGCTGTACGCTGATTGTTTTGGATTGCACGCCAGTCACTTTGGCAATAGTCGCAGTGTGCAGGTTGGACATTGCAAAAAAAATTGCATCATTAATGACGTCTATAAGCTGTCTTTTTTCATTCATAAAACCACCGTTCCTTGCCCTAGCATTCCGGTGCACGTCTGGCTCCATGCGTCCCCGTAGTTGTCGCCGCTATAAGTTATGGTTTCGATCTTGTAAACCCCGTCCATATACGGCGCTGTCGTGCTCTCTAGCTTGACGCGCCGCCCGATCTTTACGGTTGGATTGATAAGCGTCTGAAACGTCACGCGCTTGCTCTTACGCGTCGGCGTGCTGATTAGTCCCGTTGCTGCGCTAACAACTGAAATAAACCTGCTTGTCACCTCATCTTCTTTAATAATGTAAAGCTGCTCGTCTTCTATGTACCAGTTTTCCTCAGGCCCGACCATTTCGTTTATCAGCTCGACGCTGTTCCCCACTAAAACCTTGGGCCGTGTCAATACAGGCCGCTCGGTAATCTTGCCCACACCCGTGTTGGTCATGTCTTGAAGAGCCGAATCCACAGCCCGTCGACCGCCCTCCACTGTCCGACTGGTGAAGCTGTTGGTAAAATCGAATCCGCCATCTTGTGATTCAATCGTAGTGACAAGATCCGGCCCTTGACGCTCGGTGCCGCCGGTGAATATCGTCCCCTTGAATATCAGTTCTTGCCGGTCCTGATAGCCGCATGAAAGACGTATTGGGATGCGCTTGCCCTGCTGCTCAGCATCCTTTGCCAACGCCAGGCGCTTGCGCTCTTCGATGTTGTAAAGCTGAATGCGGGCCTTGTTAAGCCCGCCGCTAGTAGATTTGTCAACCTCAAAGGTGATACGCATGGGTGGCCGGATAATTTCGGTGCGCGTGCCTATGTCGATCTCTAGCGTGTAGGTTCTGTTAAATCTTTGGGTGCTCAAAACTGCACCTCCACGCCCCGAATCTGCACCATATCCGCAGCCTCGAGCAAATAGATTTCGCACCGGCCTGCGCTGAAATCCTGTCGAGTAAATGGGTCAATACCGTTGCCGCTTTTATCAATGCAGAAAAAGTCAAACGGCTGATTCTGGCTTATTAGGTGAAGCACCCCCACCGACATCTTCAGGCCGTACACCTGCCTGGAGCCAAACTCTACGTCAAAAAGCCATACCTGTGTGCGCGGGTAAAACCTCAAAACGAACGTGATCTCATCTTGCTCAAAAAGAATAGTGTGCCGCTGGATAGGCTCATCAGTGATGTTTTGTAATCGTTTCATGCTAACCCCCAGACACTAGGTTTTTAAAGGAAGTGGCGAGGCTGTCGGCAACGTCATCGCCCTCTTGAACGCCTTTGTCTTTTGACGATTCCGTTTGCCCATTAGTAGCGGTTGACGCAGCAGGTGCCGCTGTTATTTCTGCAAATATGACAGCAGCAAACCGGAATTGCTGTAGCTCCATTGTAAAGTCTAGCGCGTTTTTTTCGTTGCTTCGACTAGTCTCAAGGGAAATGATATACATTCTGTCGTAAGTGCGGAACGGCATATCAATGCTTATTAGCTGATCGCCTTCCTGCAATGATTCCATTGTGTCGATAAAATTCTCGATGTTGCTTTTTTCTGTACTGTCCTGCATTCCCAGATAACCAGCTATTCGGTCGCTTGCCTCAAGAAATCTATCAACTTGGCCCACGACATTGTTAAAGTCATTTGCAAGCTCCGACACTCTGCTGAGCTGGGCTTGGGTTCTAGCGGGCGCGTACTGCGTAATGTTTCCAACTTGTGACTGGGCAGCCTGTAAAGCGGCAATAGCAGGGTTTGGCATTACAAACGTGTCCGACACGCTCCCCTCAATGCTCAATGTTATTGGGTTGCGAATAATGTGATCGTTTATGTGTGTGCCGTCTTCCAGGAATGTGGTCGGCACAGATGCGCTGCGGTTTACCCGCTCGCTGACGCGAGCTGCTGTAATGAATCCGCCGATGCCTACAGCCTCTTTTTCATCGTTGCCGAACTGGCTGCTAAGATAATCACGAACGCTCATTAACTGCCCCCTCTGCCCACTGTCTGATTCCGTGCGTCTTCAAGCTGTCGCTGCAAGCCGTCTGAAGCCGCTTTACCGGCCCGTTCTGGATCTGATGTGCGAATGTCCATGGTAACGTTTTGCTCTACTGTGCTGGACTGCGCGAGGTTGTTGGCTCGCCCGCCGCCTGGCTGAAAGACTTGTGACGACTGGGCCATTGGCATTGTGCTTTCTCCGCCACCGAAAAGCCCACTTATAGCGTCCGTAGCCCCACCGAAAAGCCCACTGATGGCCCCGCCTGCCTCGCTGGCAAGATTGCCGACAGACTCCGTTGCGTTCCCAACACCTTCGGCTGCTCCGCCGATTAAGCTGACAGCCCAGTCGGGCAGTATGCTTAAAGCCATTTGCTTAATGGAGTCAAAAGCCGCACCAAAAACATTCTCAAAAGCTATGGCAATGGTGTCTACGAATATCGAAAAACTATCTGTCAAATCAGCAATGCCTTCGGAGAAATTACCGGTCATCAGCTTACCGATGCCAGAAAATATACCTCCGAATGTCGCTAAAAAGCCAGTGGCAAGGCCGAGCACGAGGCTAAACACTTCTTTAAATCCGTCTATGATGTCAACAAGCACCGGCTGTATGTCAAAACCAAGAAACTCTTGAAAGAAATCAGCTATGACGGACTGGCCACCGCTCAGCGCCTTTGATAGATCATCCACCGCAAATAATATTCCAGCAATACCGGCAACTATGAGGGTTACGGGTGAGGTTATAAGCGCCAGAGCACCTGCGAATATAGCCGGGCCAGCCGCAGCGACAGCAAAGGCGGCAGCAACACCAGCAATCAATCCACTAAACGGTTCCAAAAGATCAAATATTATTTTGGCCCCGCCGGATATTCCGCTGACAAGCTTCCCAAATACATCAGCAATACCCTGCAATATCGGTCTAATGT